TGCTCATCCATCTGCACCAATGGCTTGTCCAACACCGTGATCAGGCGTTTGATTGATGCCATATAACCATATTTAGTCCCTTCACGAAGCTTTTTCTTCTTATATAAAAAGAGTTTTATTATGTACTCATTCTGTTGATCCACACTATCCTTAATCTCTGCCGGTAGCGTATTGATTCTTTCCATAACCACATCTATCGTCTTGTCAACTATCACGCGCTCCAGAATTTGGATTAAATCAGCAGCAATATATGCTGACATGGCAACGATTACATCATTAATAACCTGTGTTTTAACATTCTCATTTGTCATAGATATCCTCCTTTTCCTTGCTTAAGAAGGGTATATATGATATACTTATCTTAAGCAGAACGGCGGATCATGGTACCTTGGGCGGTTAATGATCTGCCTGTTTTTTTGTTACTGTGTTCTGTTTCCATCGGCTTTTCTCCTTTCTTCTCTAAACCATTTGCCATCACCTTTAAGCATCCTGGTCCTTGTTTCATCCCAATCTGCACAAAGCTGTGCACTGTATTTATTTAGAGCTACTTCACATTCAATTTCAAAGTGTTTCAATCTATATCTTCTTTTTATCAGACTATTTAAACGAGCTGCTACCGAGATGTTTTGGCTGCTCACTTGCAGCATTTCTCGCAACTGTTTGCTCGTATACATTCCGCAGTACGTATTTCTGTCGTACAATTCATATAAATTAACTTTATTCATTTTTTCTTCCTATCTTGGTATCTTTCCAGTTTTTTCACATAATGCCAGGTAATTATCCACCGCTAAACGAAATTTTTCCCGCAAATCGCGTATATTGGAGGAATGAAAACTTACCAAATCAGAGCAGTTAGAAAGAGTTCCCACATATATCATTTCTTTGGAATCATATTCGATTTTTGCTTCATAACCTTTGTATGTCATAAAATCTCTCCACTAAATTTCAGTTTTACTGCATAACGTTATTAATTTTATGCAACTTTATCCTCTGCCTCCAGGAAGGCTGCAACAGCCTTTTTTATCAGCCACGCTATGGTTCTTTCATTCTTCTGGCAGTAAGCCACTACTTGCCGGAGCTGCACAGGATCCATGCTCACGCTCTGTCTGACGGCTTTATCTTCTGCTTTCTTCTTCGGTCTTGCCATATCACTACCTCCCTTTCCGTATGCTTATTAAATTTTGGGTTATTTCAGTTTACCGATGATACCAAACCATCTTGCCATCAGCCATTTTCAATTCTACCTTATCAGGATAGTTATCACTATCTTTGCAAGCATGGAACCTCATATCATGAATTTCCAACGCAACCTTATGACTATCCTCACATTTTTTACATTCATTCTTATCTTTGTACTTCGTTCCGCAATGTTCGCACACATATAGCTGTAAACTCTTCATTATTTACTTTCACCTCAATCTTAACTTTCAGTTTAGCTCACTCATACCCTTCAAAGCTCAGTTGTCCAGGTGTGTCCCTTTCTTCCATCCACCAGCTAAAAACGTCATTCCCGTCTTTCCACCTAGGTTTTCTTCCTGTTCCATCATTCCTCATCACTTCCAGCATTTTGTCAAAAGCTCTGATATACGCTCGCTTGTATGTCGGGAACATGGAAAATTCAAAATATCTGTTTTTTCCTGCCATCGGACAGCCTACGCAACCACATCTTGAAAAACCCATGTTATAAAGCGGATTGATATGAATTCCTTCACCAGCAATGAAGCGTGCTATATCGTAGTCCGTCCACTCTATTATTGGATTGCAAACGGTTTTGGCTTTTAACTCGCATTTTTCGATGAATTTTCTTTTCTTTGAGTTATCATTCATCAGCATAATTTCTGAAATACCCGGAATTGTCATCTGCTCAAATTCTTCGGTTTCCCCTTGATTTTCCGACATTTCCGAATCAGATATTTTTATCCTATCTTTTTTAGTTTTCCCTAATACCTCATACTCTCCCCTATCAGCCCTTGCGCTGCTTTCATCCCACCGCACGCCTGTCGCTATCATTCTGTTTTTACAAGCGTCTTCTTTCAGGTATGCACAACAATATCTCGCCGTCCTGGTTGGCGGCATTTTCTTTTTTACAATCAACTGCCACATCGAAAGGGCCGGGTATTGGATTGTACATTTAATTCCATTCGACTCTAATTTTTTGAATACTTTTCTAATATGATAAACTGTCTGCGGCGCATCTATGGTTGTATGGCTGTGATGTACTTCGAACGGAACACCGGACCTTTTAAAAAGTTCCAGAATAACATCTGAATCTTTTCCCCCGGAATATGTACATACAACCGGCGCGCGATAATGGCGCAGGCTCATTTCAGACGCCAGCTTGATCCTTTCGATTGCTTTTTGTTCTAAATCCATCTTTTCTCCTAAATCTTAATTTACACATTTACACCGTGCTCTTTCAAAGCCTGTGTCCAAGTTTCTTTTATCTCCTTCGGGCAATGCGCCATAGCATCTGACCATGTAGGCCAACGCCCGTGCTGATCATAGAATTTATACTGATATGCAAGGCTATCCCGATTGTGCGGCTGCTCCGGGTCATGCTTTACTGCACATTCCGGACAAGTTCCCTCCGGTGTTTTACCAAGCAGTGCCATTCCATATATTTTTTTCAAATATCCCATATCTCTTCTTTCTCCTAAGATTTTAAAACTCAGTTACTCCATCCGGGCCTTCCAGATCTGCAGTATTGTCTTCGTACTCGCACCTGGAGATGAGGGTTATATTTTCCACCGGGACCTTGCAGGTTTTCGCAAATCCAGCCTTCCACTCTTCTGCCATCACCGGAAGATTCACGCTTCCTAAATTTTCTGTGTCAAAATCAAACGCCACCATCGCATAACCTGTGCTTTCCGGTCCACCGTATAAGTCAGCCCCTACGATCTCGTAATACAAACTTAATGTTACTTGTACTGTATTCATCTTCGCTCTCCCAATCTTAATTTATTACAACAAATATCATTCGTCCTCCAGCCATCTGTTATCCAAATAGCAGAATCCGTATACCGCCGCCCCTATAACAATAATCCACACTATCCAGAATCCAACTATCATCGCCGTACTACTGCTTACCATATAATCCACTGCACCGTCTATTGTGTCTGCCTGAATAAATGAGCTGCCATTGCTTATCGTGTTGTCTTTCAGTTCCGTATAAATAACACCATCGTAGGCGGTGTCTATTACATAATATTTATATCGCATACGGCTTGATTTCTTCTGTGTGTCGAGATGATAGTCTCCCGGCATGGATATTGTGCCGTATGGAAACTCTACGCCAAGAAATGATACCTTTTCACTGTGTTTTTCCCAACTATCGTAATAATCCCATGAATAGTAGACCTCTGTTGTGTAATATGTGTGGGATTTTCCGTTTACCGTGGTCGTATGCGCTACCTGTCTGGTGTGTCGGTTGTAATGTTCCTCCTGGACTTTGATATAGGCATACTCGCCCTCAATATCAGAGTCAGTAACCGGATCCACAACAGATATAGTTCCTTTCACAAACGCATTTCCGACATTGGTTCTCATGCCATATTGGAACTGCTCTGCATCATTATCGATCTTAATTGCCTGATAGTATTCCTCATTTTTGTTGTCACATGAGGAAGAAATCTTTTCACTAATGAAAAACCCACTCGTAAGCATGATAAGGATAATGACGATACTAAACATGAGTTCTCGAACCGTCAAATCCCAACCACTGCCGGAGTAGATTATCATGCTCACTTTTCTCATAGGCTTATTCTCCAAACAGATTGCTTACCGATTGCCTGTCCTCTGCACTGTATTCCAGATATGAATAATTGATAACCTCATATCCCATCATACCTAAAATCTGTTTATGAGGGAATTTACGCACATATTTCTTGTATGCCCGGACTTCATTGTTGTAAGACTGTCTGTACTGTGCAATCAGATTTTCAGTCGTAGACAACCTCCAAACAATGATAGCTGCTCATATTTCTCTTTATCAGGTGGCTTCATGTTCCTTGCGAAACGCTTAGCACCTCTTTCTGCCGTCTTTATGCTTCTGCATCTTCTATCCTGTGTCTCAATCCATCGGACCGCTTCACGCCGCCCCTGTGCATCTGTACGTGGGATATAATAGCCCAGTCCGTTATCTGCTGTGAGAATTGGGCGATCATACCGCAGTATCTCAATCGCTTTCCGTACCGCTCTGTCTGGTAATCCAGTTACCCGGCATAATTCCCTGCGGCTCGTGGCGTTTTCCTTACCTACACCAATCGCATTATATACAGTTGCTGTTGCAGCAGATGTTAATCTAAAATCCATAGCTTTCCTTTCTGCTTGCCTGCATGTCATAAATATGATTTTCCAAACTCCCTCCGGAAATCTTCCCGGCTCCCGTAGTGAGTCTCATAATACTTCTGAGCCTTGCGCTTCAGGCTCTCATCAAACCTCTGATCCATGTGGACACTGTACGGCGTCATATTGTGCCAGTCCGGGCGGAGCGGCACCAGAAACCCATATTTCTCTGACAGCTTCCGGTTTGCCCCGTTAAACACATGATGGATAGCCACGTTACTTGATCCGGTGATGATGCAATGCTCCAGATCATCTGCTAAAACACTATACAGTCTTTTCATGTTTTAAGCTCCTAACTCGTTTTGGTGGTTTCAACAAAACGTTGGTGGTTTTGCTCATAGAGCTGTTTCATCCGTTCCAACTCCTCTGGTGTGGCTGTCTCTATCCCGATCGCCTTACATTCGCTTATTAGGCCATCCAGAAGGTGTGTCATTTCTGCGCTGTCGTAATTGCTGGATCCTTTAAGTAGCACATAGGTTCTATAGCTTACGCCATCACTTCCAGCCACGACCTGTGATGTAGGTTTTAAATGAAATGTTTCTCTTTCAATCACATCATTTTCCGCTTCTTCTGTGTCAGGTATCCGCGCATAGTATCGAGAACCATCGAACAGCTCTACCTGTCCATATCCTCTAAGCATAAGATTATGCGCTCTTGGCTTTGAGATATGTGCTCCCTCTGCCAGCTTAGACAGCAATACCCAGTAATAAGAATTGCTGTCAAGGCTGCGCTTGTCTCGCCACTGCTTTGCAGTCAACCTAAGGGGTTTATCCCGCATGCCATCAATCTGGCCTGATATATCATCTTCAGCTTCGAAAGTTACACGGAGTTTTCCCGTTGCCCAGTCTCGCGTTACATCAGTTAATGTGCATTTACACTCCATAAGCTACCTCACTTCCGCGTAAGACTCTCATCTGCCTTGTCTGGCTTTTTATTAAGTATTTCCATTGCTTTTTTCCAATCCTCAAGTCTAAGATCATGC